ATTTATTGTTGATAATACTATTATACGGTATCGGGTATTTTTGGTCAACCGCTTATCTGCGGTAAATTCTAGCGGTAAAATCGGCACCTTTGCTGTAGCCTCGGGCACGGCCTAGACAGTAGCCCAAGAATGCGCCGTATGCTAGTGCTATTACGATTAAGATTGTTGTTGATTCCATTTAATGCTCCTTTATGATTTATTATACTAATATTATAGCAAAAAGGTCTTTATTGGTCAACCGTAAAAAAAGCCCTAATTTACAGGGCTTTTTAGTATGTTAGTATGTGCTAACTTATGCAAGGCCAGCAATTACAGTTAGATCATACTCGATTAGTCCAGATCCTTCTGCTGGAAATTCAACTTCCCATCCCCAGGTGCCTGCGGGTGAATCACCACGAGTTCTTGCTGTTCCATTAATTATAACATTACTTCTAGGATCTGCGGATCCGTTTGCAGAAATAAATGTGTCTGCTCCGCCACTTACATATGTTGTTATGTTATGAGCTGCCAGAACAGCATCTTTTTCAGCCTGGGTGCCATTTTCTAATATTGCAATTTCGGCAGCACTTAATGGAGGAACGGCTTTTGCAGTATAAATTGCAATTTTTTCAGCTGGTGTGCTTGCTGGATTAGTTAACACGCCTATTTCGCTCGATGTATATACTGGATTGGTAATTGGCATATAATTTGAGTAAATCTGTTCAAAAAACGCATCAACGCCTACTGGACTATCTAGAGCGATCGACATTGGTACGGTCCCTGCAAAATCTACAGGTAGTTCGCAGGTAAACAACACTACTTGTGATGTAGGATCATGATCCACATCTGATGTATAAAGAGTTGGAATATTTCCAGTATAAACTACATTTCCATTTAAGGTTGCTGTAATTACAATCGGTTCTGTTCCAGTTGGAGCATATCCTTGCCCTAAAAATTGTATTGTTCTGTTTGCCATTGTTTAAATCTCCTGTGCAGTTATTTATCATTGCCAATAGGCAATTACGGTTTGATCCGTAATTTGTTCTGGTTTAGGATTACCGTGAAATACCATAATACTGGTGCTAGTTGCAATATGTGTGCCAGATCCGGGTGTGTAATGACATCGTTTACGGAAATCATACCCACCATCTAGGCACTGCCAGCGCCAGCTTTGTACTCGATCGGTATCAAAAAACCTACGTTGATTTTCAGAAATTACTGCCGAAATATAATCTTGATCTCCACGATACGTTTGCATGGTCATAGCTAGGTCTTGTTGTGCAAGTGTATCCCAAACATTTCTGTAATTTTGTGTGTTCCACCACATGACGCTGGAATTTATGCCTGTATGATTGGGGTGCCATAGGTATTTAAAATCTCGTATGGCCCAAAAATAAGTGGTAGGTAGTTGCCAGATCCAGTCCAGGTTACCCACTATCACAGTATCTAGGTCAAAGTACAACAATGGACCAGCGTGATATGCAGGATTAAAAAGTTGCATTTTGTACCACCAAGATTGTTTTGGACTAGGAATGGGCCATGTTTCAAGCTCATGTTTGATCATTGGTTCCGGCACTGGCCTATCAGCTTCGGTGTAAACGTGTAATTGAATGCCCGGGGTAATGTGCCGGTTCAGCATGTTATACAAACGTTCTACATAGGTCCAGGAGTAGGCATCACCGTGTATCACACAGGCGCAGTCTATAGGCCCAGTCGTCGGATCCATAGTCCCTCCTTGATTTCGTTAACAGTGTATTCGGTATGGCAGATTTCCACCAGCCATTGATCTCTGTCTACGTTATATGGCTGATCTAAATCTTCGATAGCAACCGATACTGGCAGTGCTAAACTGTAGGTCCCTACAATAGGCCTGGTTCCAGAAATAGCCGCTTGTATTCCGGGACCAGAACAATAGTTAACTACAGCATGATAATCAAAGTGCATATCAAAATCATCATAAGTGCCATCAACCTTCTGCGGCCGTTCAACGGCAATTGTTCTATCTAAATTATCAAGATGAAGTGGGCTTCTTGGATGTGGGCGAATAACAATAGGACGGTCTGACACTTGTCTAATTTCTTTAACCTGTTCCATGACCCATGCTTCGTGATCTTGATTGGCCAACTGTAGGCTATGTCGATGCTGTGCGGCGATCAGGATGGCTGGATTTCGACTAAGATTAACTGCTAGACTTATACCCAACTTTTTAGGACGATCCATATCTAAATTTTCAGTATGCCCATAGTGGCCTAAACGATTGATATGATTAAGGGCTACCTTCCAAGTTTCACCTCGATACAGTGCGCCAACATCGGCAACAATGACTGGTCGATCATGTGCTCGATAATGTTCATATACTTTCTTATTTTCAGTCATACGTCCTGCCCACAATACCGACCATATTACCACAGCATCCGAATCCATACTATTTTCCTCAACGGTATGGCCAGCACGGCGTAGGCTGTCTAGCATGGCCTGCATGACAGGGATGCTGTTTAACGCACATTGATTTGGAAAGTAGGCCACACGCATAAGGTTAAATATTTAACCATGAAGCTACCACCACTACAAGGAAACTTAGTCCAAGACAACTTCTTTATCTATGCCGCATGCGATCACAATTATTTTAATGATTTTGGACCCGCATTAATTAATAGCGTACTTAGAAATACCACGTTCGGTGTTCATTTGCACTTGTACAATCCCACTCAAGAACAAATACAATACTGTCGATCTCAAGATCGCGTGAGTATTACCTACGAAACTGTGCCATTAGAAGTGTTTGATTTGGCCGCAAAACAATGGGAAACTGTTCCCGCTGATCCTGAGTTGGCCGACAGACGTCGACGAATTATTACGGCCATGAGCAAAGGCAAGGACACAAGCATACAACAACGAATACAACGAACTTATTTTGCATCGGCTAGATTTATTCGCTTAGAACAATTAATAAGACCCACTAGTCGATTATTGGCCATGGACATTGATGCTATTGTTCGTAGTAACTTGCCCGAACTAGATAACCGTCAAGATTTTTATATACATTACATCTCTGGTAAGCGGGCTAGATATCTAGCCGGTGGCCTATATCTACCTGGTAATAATAACGGTTACAATTTTTTAAAAAAATATGCTGACATTTTAAAAACTAATATCGATGCAGATAATTTATACTGGGGAATTGATCAAGATGTGTTGATAAACTTAGTGCCAAAATATCATTGGGGTGATTTACCAATGGAATACATTGATTGGGAAATGCAGGATCGAAGTTATATCTGGACAGCTAAAGGCACTAGAAAAGATTTGGCAATATTTGTTAATGAGAAGCAGAAATATACATCTTAATCATTGCCCATAGTTTTCCTGATTTAACTTCGTCGTTTGACCAGTGTATATTGGCAATTTTGTTGATCCATTGATTTCTATCCGGTAGTGGAGGATTTTCTAACTGTGCTATGTCAGTAAATGCAATGTCTTTGGCCCAGCTATGAACAGGGTCTTCAATATATCCAGGTATACCTTCTATTGCCGCAACCACATTAGGAGTTGAATTTATACCTACAGTGCACCAACAATTAACCAACGCATCTTGAATATTATCGTGTGCGGATATAGAGACCGATGTGCCATACTTTTTTTGAATTTTTTGTATTTGTTTATCCCTAGATCCATCTCCTGGGTGCATACGAATCATTATAGGACGACAACTATGCGTACGAATTTTTGCAATGATCATATCTAACCAAGCTTCTTGATCAATAAACATATTAAACCCTTTTGGACGTTGGCAAAATATTAAGATATGTCTGCCTGTGGTGCGCCAAGGTTTTAAACTGGCACCATGCCATTGACTATAAGTTTTCCATTTAGTAACATCTAATTCCCTAAAAAAATACTTACCGGTGTTAGGATATACGCTGTTCAAACTATAGCGGTGCCACTCGTGTTCTTTACGTGAGTAATGTAGGATATTGCTGTCAACAAAAATTGATATGATATTTTGTGCTGCTAGAGTGTCAATAAGCGTTTTACGAAAATTGTTTTCAAGAGTGTAACCTAATACAAATCCAGCATCCAACGGTTCATTGGGCAGTTGAGTACCATGATACTCCGTTACCTCATCGCCGTTAGCCAATACTCCCTCTTTAAAGTTATTCATTAGCACGACCTTGTTGCTAAACTTGGCCGGATTAGTAATTGAATTATAAAAAATTCCTACTCGCATTGCCACTCTTTAGTTCTTGTATATGATATATTACCTTCTTCTTCTAACTTGTGACGTCCCATTAAGTGAGTATGGCATTCAAGTTCGCAAACAAACTTATGGATGGCATTATCGCTAGGGCAATAGTATTTTCTATAAAATTTAATTAACTTTGATGCAGCCCGCGGAGTTATTGCGTAGCCGCAAGTACCGGGCATGCTATTATAAGCATATGGCACTGCTTTAGGATTACCAACAGGCGATTCAAGATATTGTTTGTATGGATCGTTGAGATAACTTGTTTTTCCTAATCCTAATATTAAGACGTCATTCCACTCGACTGGCTCATAATTTCTATAAAGTTTTATGTCGTCCTCAAAAATCATTATAGGTTCATTGAGTGCCAGACATTTTTGCCATAGCAACAGATGGCTATAAAAACACCCTATTACTCCGGGCATACTAACTTTGTCAAGCCAATCGCCTAGTGGTCTTCGTTGAATAATTTTCCAAAAATGTCTTGACAAGAAATCTTCATATAATTCAGGTTGAATCCATTTTTTTAATTCTTCAGCATCTATCGCTTCTGCCTTGATGCTGTAGGGATATGGTTGGCGATTTTCTTTTTTTGCTCTTTCTACCGCTTGATTACCCGGAACACCGTCAAAAAATTCAACGCTGTGACCGTAATCGTTTAACTGAGCCACTATTTCCATAGCAGATGTATATGATTTTTCCTTGGAGGACAAGCCAATGACAAATGCTTTCATCGTTGTAAGCAATAATCAGTTAGTAGTCGTTCGCGATGCCATTCATCGGCCTGCGGGGTGTCAGCAAACTCGTGGAAGCTAGGTGTGCCCAATGTATAGTGTAATAACTTGGCGTTTAGATTAGGTCCAAACTCATCAGGAAGCCAATTCCACTCTACGGGCAATGCACCAATACGCTCATCATCTAACCAACTGAATCTATGTAGGTATGCACCTGTTGAGTTTTGTACAAATTCAGGTGTTAATCGACGATTAGGATGATTGGCGCAATTCCAAAGTATTACACTAGACCAATTTTTGCGTGGGTAATCTTCATTCTTGCTACCAAGATATTTTTCAGTCATCCGAGTTTTATAGTCATGTTTAACAACCATGACATCTTTTGATCCTTCGCGCAAATTCCAAAGTTTAACAATGTCATCTCTAACAATCATGTCGCCGTCGATAAAAATTGCCCAACCTTGATAGTCCATTAGGTGTGGAACTAAAAATCGACTATAGATAAACTGGTTACTGCCATCAGTGTGCGTTTCGTCATAGTCTTTAAGTAAGGTAAGGGCCAGTGGAATAATAGCCACGGGCTGACTGGCCTGGCGAATAATACTGTTAGCACATACATGATAAGCCACTGCTTCGCGTGGATCATAACCTACAAATACTGGAATTGGCGTCATGTTTCTATTTATACGCCGTTAATGACAGTCAGATGGTTTGGTTATTTCAAAGACATGCTCATTAGGCTATGATCAAGCCAGGGCACAACAAGGTCTTGTTGACGTAGATAATTGTGAGCATATACACTGCGGTCAGCCGACTCCGGCAAAAGTTTAAACTCTGATAGGGCATGCCACGTGGCAGTTTTTGGATCTTGTGGTTCATGAGCACTTTTGTAAACCACAGCATGGATCCAAGGATCTGCGGGTGCCTGGCGAAAGAATCCGCTGCGGCAATCCCAGCCAGCGGTGGCCAACATGTAGATCAAATTGACCATGGTATAGTGGTAGTAGCTACCCGCTGGTAGATAATAATCCAACTGGCCGCGATGTATGCGTTGTGTCACAGGAACGGCCAGGCACAGCATGGCACCAGGGCTGGCCAAGTGCCACCAATTGCTCAATGTTTTTACCGGTGATTGTGCATACTGAAAACTATCATGACACCATAATATGTCAAAGCCCAACGGTGTTGGCGCGATGGTACTTTCAAAATCAACAGATTGATAAAATACATTGTCATGTCGTTTGGTCAAGTTTAAGTCGGGTGCTAGATCTATACCGGTGCACTGTATGTTCAATGGTTGTGGATTTTCATCTCTAGTGGTACGGGTGGCCCACCATGTTAGATCATCGCCCGAGCCGCAACCAAGATCCAGCACAGTTTTGATACTGAGCATAAAATCATCGTATTGGTATAGTTGATTCAACACTTGTAAACTGTGCTGATGACTATCTCCTGAATGTGCAAACGTCATACCTGTATATCCTCCATGCCTGCGGCTCTAAGTCTCACTACGTGTCCTAACATAAAATTCTTTGATTCCATGGCTTTTAGTATGCCCAAATATCTATTGCGTAATAGGGCCACTTCATTTATGATGGTTTCAAAATCAATAACTTCATCCTCACCATCTACATATTTTTCTGCATCTCTGCTGGTCAACGCCCTAGCGTAACCTTCAAGATACTTCTGAAAATGTTTTCGACGAATCTTTCGCAACTGTATATTGAGATGATTTAACACCGCTTCAATTTCTTGTAGCTGATTAAAGCGATGTTCAGTAATACCCGGCAATGCTGTGAGATTTTTTTCAACAAGGCCGCCAATACGTACATCTCGGCGGGCGTCTTCTAGCTCTGATTCGTAATGAGCTATGAAATCAGGAATGTTGCCTAAACTGGCAACAATCTTGCTATACCACATTAATAATCCTCGTCCTCGTATTCTTCATCCTCGTCATCCTCATCAATTTCATCTTCGTGATCTTTGAGGTAACTTGCAAGGGCACGTTTTACTTCGCTGTCGCTTTTGAATACTGCTTTGATTTCATCGGCGTCGGCGTCGTTGTCAATCAATACACTTACTAATGTTTCTGCGGCTTCGGCACGATCTACTGTGTTTACATAACGTTTGAGTTCGTCCCAAATTTCTTTGCTTAGTTCTACTGACATTATTGTCCCTCCTGTTGACTTTTGTGTTTTAATTGTCTTAAGTAGTTACCACTAAAATACCATTCGTAATTATAATCAATAGTGTCTTGCTCCATCAAATACAAGTCGTGCCAATCCAACACACTAAGAGACCTAAATTTAGACAGCATAGATATTAATTCAAGTATTCGAAATACTGGGTTGATAATTTGATCAAATGAATAATCAAATATGCTGTATTGTTTAAATCCATAATATTTTGTCAAGTATGCATGCCATCCTGGCTGTGCATAGTTCACCCAAAATGTTTTAGCCACTATAGGATAGACAAATTTTTCAGTAACAAATGGATATCCAAAATTACCGCTGGTTTCTGTTACTATTTGTACAAACGACTGATCGATTTTTTTAAATAGCTGAGTAATATTGTGTGTATGTTCGATTCGCCGATAATCAAAATTAACAACTGTAGAATAAAATCTGTCGGCATCCTCACTGTCGTCACAAAAAAACTTGCGATAAAATCTTGCCGATTCACCACAATAGTCCTGTATTTTGCCGTCAATTGAGTTGTTATCAAATATAAAATTTTTACTACAATATTCAGAATTGAACCATCCCTGTTTGTATATAATTCCTAACGCCAAATGCCTTGTTATATTGTTACTGCCGTTAAAACAACACATAAAGTTCTTGATATTATTTTTTTCAGCAAATAAATTATGGCCAACTTTTAGAACTTTAGTAGGCAAATTCGTAGACGAATGAGGCAAATCAATATCCAGTTTAAATTTATGATTAGGATAGTTTGATTTAATCTGCCCATCAACAACATACTGAGACCAAACAGTAAGCGGACGGTCTTGTACGCGATCTAAGACAAAACTAGTACCTGAATCAGAAAATCCCCCACCGTGATCGATAATTTGTAAATCTGTTGTTTTTAAATTTATCGTATCTTCGTAAGGATAATCCAAAATCTGTAGATTTTGCATTGTTATTCCTCTGTTGCAACGTCTTCAGTACTTACCGTTTTTTGATTATTAAAGTCAGCCATAAGTTTATCCAAGCAACCGCCTTCGTTGGCTTCCCATTTTTTACGGAACTGTTTGATTACTTCGCCGTCGCTGGTGACAAACGCTAGACTGTTGCCTTCCTTCTTGAGTAGGCCGCGTTTTTCAGCCATGTCTACCATGCCCGAGTAAGGGTTCATACCTGTTTCGTACGGAATCTTGACCTGCACACCTTCAAAAGGTTTTGCGTAGCGTGTTTTCATTACCTTACAACCAGCACGGATACCCATAACGTCAGTGATCTTATTGCCATCTTCATCTTCTTTCAGCTTCATTTTCTTCATGGCAACCACAATACTTGACGCATAGATAAAGCCTTGACCGCCGGAGATCTTGTCATCTGGATCAAACATGTCTTGGCTGGCGTAGGTATGGTTTGTACATACTAGGCCCACATTATAACTACCAAACATGTTTACGCAATTACGAACCAGTGCGGTAAGTGCTTTAGGCTTACGACCTAAGTCACCCTTCATTTCGCCTGCATCAAATTGATTTACGTCAGTTGGGGTAAGCAACATACCTAACGAATCAATAACAAATAACACCTTAGGACGTTCACCATCAGGCAAGGCTTTGTAGTCACTCATAAATGTTGAAATTGTCTTAGCCACATCATCAATCATGGCCATACTTAATTTAAGCAATTTGCTATCGCTGGTATCAACGCCAAGTGCCTTGAGCCAATCTTCATCCAGTGCATTTTCACTATCAATCAAGATAACAAAAATACCTTGCTCTTGTGCATTTTTGATAATGTTGCCTGAGCAGAAATAACTTTTACCTGCGCCTGATTCGCCTGCAAACACAGTGACCTTACCGAGTGGAATTCCTTTGTTAAAGTCGCCGGAGATAAGATAGTTTAGGGCAAAATTGCCGGTACTAATCCAATCAGTAGGATCGTTGAATCCAATACTAAGACCGTCGATACTCTTAGTGATGTCCTTGCGGAATTTTGATACGTCAAATGGTTTTGCCATGATTAAGTTCCTTCTTTAAGTTTATATAATTCTGTAAAAATCTTACTGCTGTCTACTCCACGCCTTTGATCCATTATGGCTAAATTTTCAAATGACGTTGTCAAGTTCTTTTCAATTGGTTGTTCTATATAGTGTAACATATTTCGATAACTGTCTTCAAGCAAGTATCCAGGTTGTTTGTTAATCTGTGATTCCAATTTAGTCTTTAGTAAGTTTAACACATTTTCTGGTAAATGTCTAATGTTTAGGTATTCTGGAGTTAGTAATGCTCCAATGATAAAGCTGTTGTTATGGAATCCTAACTCCTTTAGGTAATCTACGCACCCAAAAACTGTGTCGTAGTTCAATAAAAACCACAACATATTAAAACTTATCTTGTGATCCAACTGTCTAATTATGTTTAAATTATTTAAAAAGTCCGACCAGCGGCCACCAAATCTAATGTATTCAAATTCTTCTTCTATGGTTTCCACACTCACAGTCCAATGTACATTTTTAAAGCCGCATACAGCATCAAACACCCCAGTGTCAACCTTGCTAAGATTAGTGTTTATCCTAAGATTAACGTCGGGATTCAATTCTTTAAGTAACTCCAAATTTTCTTTCATTAGCAGTGGCTCTCCGCCGGCCAAATAAACATGTTTGAGATTTTTGGCATGTTGATAAATGTATTCTCTAAAATTGGCCAATTGTTCGTCGGACGGTGTTTGTACTTGAACATTTAATTCGTCTGCCCATCGACTACTAAACTCAGGAGTACAATATACACAGGAAAAATTACACAGGTTAGTCCATCGAACATCAATGGTCTGTAAATTAAAATTATCAACTTGGTATGTGTCAAGCGGCGTTCGTTTGAATTCTCGTATGTAAAAAATCCTATCACTGATAATATCAAACCCTTTTTTATTGTGTTCAAGGTTGTAACAAGTGTGGCACCCAACAGCCGGCTGATTATTAATAATATTGGTTTGTTTACTTACATTCTTAGCGCCAAGAAGTATTTCCTCAACAGGGGTGTCGGCAATGTTGCCAAGTTTATCATCACTACGGATACAATTTTTAACTGTACCGTCAAAGTTATACATTAAACCCGACCACGGCATAGGACAAAAATGTCGATTCGTTAATACATCTTTAGGATTCATAGCGTGGTCCCAATGATATATCCGGAATTGCTAGATTGTTGTTTGCAACCATATCAAATAAATCCAATAACGTTCTAGCCCAGTTATTGACATCTGCAGCAGGTGGCACAGTTTGCCCAGGTTGTGTGGCAATGTATCCGGGTCTAACAATAGTAATAGTTATACCAAGGTGTTGATGGCGTAACTGTTTGACCATTTCTTCTAATGCTACTTTTTGCTGATGATAAGCCAACATACCCAATCCCGGTAATACACTAACAGGGTCTTGTGTCATCATAGTACTAATCACTATAATGTGTTTGCCAGTACCAGTCCAGCGTTGTGACATTTCAAATAACAATTCGGTCTGTGCATACCCAGCTTGTGCATTGTTTACAAACACATCACATGGTTCAATTTGATCACAAATTTTAGGTATGTTGCGAATGTTATTGCCTTCGCGGCGACTAAGTCCTACAATCTCATGCTTGTCAAGAAGATATTCTTTGGCGAGAGCTTGTCCTATACCCGCGGTGTGGCCTGTGATTGCTATCTTCATTCAATTCCTCTTAACTGTTTTTGTTTGCGTATGTATGCATCCCTAGCCGCAAGGTCAGTATTATTAACACTTAGTTCATGTGGATATTTTAAATAGGCATAGCCGTGGTCAATTCCGTGTTCTTGAGCAAAGGCTTGTATATTAGACAAATCGTCTACGTTTAATACACTAACGGTAGTCCATAAATTTAATTTTACCGGCATAGTTTTGTATTGCATTAGGTTAAGATAAAAAGTTTCCCACGTAATAGGCCACCGCATAAACTCATGAACCGGACCAATACCATCACAACTGACTGTAACTGTAACTTCAATACCACGTTGAGCAATTTCAGCAAGCTCTTCTAATACAATATTACAATTGGTATTGAGTCTTAGTGTACGTAAATTTGGTGGCAAATTAGCCAGGATACGTTTATAGTTTTTACTGTAACTGGGCTCGCCACCATTAATGTCTAGGTGTCTGATACGATCTTGAGGTAAGCGCCAATATCGGTTGCTATTATCAACAACAGGAAATGTTTTGCTTGTTAGTGCGCCAATTCTAGTACTGCACTCTGGACTACACGTTTGACAGGCGGCATTGCAAACATTGTCCAACACTCCGCCTACCTGAAGATACGTAGAATCAGTCTCAGATTTATTCAATGCAATAGCGTGTATTCTTATACTGCTAGGGCTTTTGGTTTCAATCTCTTGACAACGTATACATTCGGCAGGCCATGTACCAGATTTAAATAATTCTTTTGTATCAGCCAACCAGGAACTGGCCTCCATGGCTTCTAACGAAACATATTCTGGTGCGTTGACCATGTGACCGCAACGGCTTACAGTGCCATTGGGGTTAAAGCGAACAAAATGATCTAGCCTAGGGCAGTACATTGGCAATATTTAAAGTGGGTCGAAATACTAATTCATATAGTGTACTATGATTGGTCTGTACATGTGTTATTAAATCGTGCAACTTAATTGTTTTACCAACTTGGTCCAACAAAATTTGATCAAGATACAAGTATAATTCTAAATGTGACCAACTGAAGGAATTAATTTTTTCTTGTAGTTCATTGGTTATGGGTTCTACTCCGGCCCGACTATTAAAGTGTGTCAGCTGGCTGATTTCTGTCATAGGACTAAATGTCACTAAAGTGTCAGAACAAGAAAATCGAGCCAGGTTTAACAGCCAAAAAAATTGCGGAGCATAATGCCTATTTAAAAACAAATACCTATTAATAAAATACAATATTGTGTGTTGATCAAGATTGTTGCCTTCTGCAGACAAATGTTGTAGATAAGTGTTTACTCCACTTAAAAAACGTTCATGTGGATCTCGCAAAAATACGGTAATCGGTTTGGTTATTTTAGCAATATCTGACTCAGGTACAAATGTCCATCCGTTAGATTGCATGCTTTCAGTCAATGACGATCTACCACATTTGAATATTGGATAAACAAATTGCTGTGAGGCAACTTGAATCACCTCACAGCTATCCGGGAAGATAATACTATCTACTTCCGAAAACATCGTTTACGCTTTTTGACGAGCGCGAATCATTGCCAAGATGTCTTGTGCTTTATCACTAGATGCTGGCTTAGCTTCTACAGGAGCTGATGCCACTGCTGGTTCGTCATCAAAGTCACTTGATGCCACCGGTGCTGGCTTGGCAGCTACTTCTTGTACATCGCCGTGACCATCAACAAATGCTGTTGCTGGTGCTGGAGCACTAGAACCTGCTGGTGCTGACACACCTGCTGGGCGGAAATACTGACCCCAACGTTCTGTGTCATAGCTTTGGCCATCAACTGAGGCTTCAAACATTTCTTTGATTACCCGAACTTCTGCCTCTGTGGGTTTCTTAGGCAAGAATGTTGAAAGATCAAACAATCCGTGTTCAGCAATGGCCGCTTGTTCAGCTTCGGTGAGTGCCGTTTCTTTACGTGACCATTTACTTCCAGAGTAGTCAGCAAAGCCACCTTTGCTGGCTTTACTGATACGGAAGTCTAGACCACGGAGCAAGTCTGTTGGCAATTCTTCCAATTCTGGATCCATCAGGGCTGATTTGATAGTAGTAAAGATCTGAGGACCAATGATAAATCTACGGATTGGGTTTGCTGGAGCCTTGTCATCAGCAATTGGATTCTCGCGAACAAAGCCTTGGAAAATGTAACTACGTTTTTTCCAATACTTACGACCCATTTCTTCAAGACTCTTGTCTTTGAACCAAGTGCGAACTTCTGTCAGAACCGGGCAAGTTTCTTGCCACATTTCCATACAAGGAATCTGGACAAATACTTGCTTGGATTCCATTTCGCCTTTGACGCCATTAAATGGTAGTCGGATCATAGCACGTTCTTGCCAAAAGAATGTGTTCTTTGTATTACCGTCTGGGAGGAATCGGAGTGTTGCGGCGCCACCTTCTTCCATATTCCAGTGTGGATAAATTGCATTATCACCACCTGTGGAGTTGCCGCCTTGTTGTTTACCTTCTGATTGTGCGAGTCTCGCACGGATTTCTGCTAATGATGCCATAATAAGT